AGGATTTAACAAATGGCTGATACTACAACTACGAATCAAGGGTTCACCAAGCCGGAAGTTGGCGCATCAGCCGACACTTGGGGTACTAAACTTAACCAAAACTGGGATGACCTAGATACGCTTTTGGGCGCTGTTACAGCAGCCGAGCTGACATATCTTGACGCTACCTCAAGCATCCAGACACAGCTAGACGCAAAGCTAAGCTCTGTTGATCTATCGTCCTACACAGGTGATGTAGACATTACTGGCGAGCTAGTCGTTGATTCATACAACGAAACCTATGCGGCTGTAACCTCTACCTCTAACGCTACAACAGTGGATTGTGAAGCAGGTAATACCTTCATGCACACGCTGACTGAGAATACTACTTTCACCTTCAGCAACCCACCTGCTTCTGGTACGGCTTACTCGATGTCGATTGAGATCATCCAAGACGCATCGGCTTCTGGTTATACCGTGACATGGCCTGCGTCTGTTGATTGGCCCGCTGCTACTGCTCCAACACTGACAGCCGATGCAAGTGCTGTGGATGTGTTCGTGTTTACTACCCGTGATGGTGGTACCACTTGGTATGGATTTACCGCAGGTCAGGCAATCGCATAAGGAGTTAGCCAATGGCTATTAAGAAGAAAATGCTTCAAGCGGCTGCGGGCAATGCAGGAGGCGGCGGCGATACGATTCTAAAAACAAGTTATGACGCAGCGTCAAACCAGATAACGCTTACAGAATATAATTCCGTAGACGGTGAGGTTGGTTCAAAGACAATTCAACTGCAATCAAAGACCGTTAATCTGTACCGATTCTCGCCTGTAAGTTATGACGGCACGACAATGGCTGTTTTGGAATCCCTTACTTATGATTCAACTCAAAAGACACATCGGGTATACAAGATTGACTTGAGTAATGGACTTGACGCTGCAACGGCTTCTGACTACTTTGATTTTTCAGGTACTTATACTTTAGGCGATCCTTTTTTATCTCCAAACGCAACTCGTATTTGTTTTAGTAATTCAACTAACTATATATATGTATATGATGTGTCAACATGGTCGTCACCATCTCAGGTATACAGTATTGCATGGAACAATTATTCAAACTTCTCACCACGAAATATGGATTGTGTATCCCCCAACGGAACTTTTCTAAGTACCTCGGGAAGTAGCATGTCTACCAGTATTTACGAAGATGGGTCATCGTACAGCGCAGCCAATCAGTCTTGGGGTAGTATAAATCGAAGTGCCTCCGGTTTCAACTATGATGGCTCTTACCATTTTCATTATGGCAGGGCATCAAACTCGAACTACCTGCCTTACACACGCAGGTGGGAATATAACGGCACCAGCGCCACCTCTATAGGCATAAAGGCATACAACGGTTATTTAAATTCAATTCATTGGGGCGAAGCTGACGATGCTAATTCATACATCTTCCTTAATGACCTCACTGGCACTGACCGTAATACTACACGTTATCTCGTGGTTTGGGATTATGTAGATAATTCATTAGTTTACCAAGACACAACAGTCCATTTTTGGAAATCTCTTCCAGGTGGGAAAGTAATAGTTATTGATTCTGGTACAGGGCTTTATGACGCTAATGCGGACAAAATAGTTCTAGACATAAATGATAGCTATGCGGATGTCACCAGTGACTATCACACTGATTTTATTACCAATTACAATGGTAAAAATTTATGGTGGAAAGATGGATACCATTCAATTAATTCATCGTATTAAGCCATGAGCAGTGACGTAGACCCCAACGCACAGATAGGAGAAAACAATGTACGTTAAAATCACAAACGGTTCAGTAGATACATACCCATACTCAGTGGGCAAACTACGCCGTGACAATCCAAACACTTCTTTTCCTAAAAAGATTCCTAACGAAACACTTGCAGCGTGGGATGTTTATCCTGTAACGGTTGCAGATGATCCGGATTACGATGCGTTGACGCATAAGGTTGAGTCAGCGACTTCACCTGCTTTAGTTGGTGACGTTTGGACAATTACCAAGTCTACCGTTGCTCTATCTGCTGAAGAAATCCAAGCGGCTTCTGACGCAAAAGCCTCTGCGGTTCGCGCATTGCGTGATGAAAAACTTGCTGAAACTGATTATCTTGCTCTTTCAGACAACACTCTGTCGGCTGAGATGACAACATATCGCCAAGCCCTGCGTGACATTACAGACCACGCTAACTTCCCATACTTGGATGATGCTGATTGGCCTACTAAGCCTTAAAGGAGTGTCAAATGGCGCTGCTACCGTTAAAGCTACCTGCCGGTGTTTACAAGAACGGCACTGATTTTCAGGCTGCCGGAAGGTGGCTTGATAGTCACCTTGTTCGTTGGACGGAAAACACCATTCGTCCAATAGGCGGTTGGGTAACATTCACTGAGGATGAAGCTGCTGACCCGTTACGCGGGTCTTTGTCGTGGAAGGACAATAACGGTAACTTGTACCTTGCAGCAGGTTCGGCTGATAACTTGTATGCCTACAAGCCAGACGGCACGTTGGTTGAGATTACGCCAACAGCAGGTTTAGCAACTGGTTATGTTCACGCTCAACTTAACACGGGCTATGGTGGCAGCTTCTACGGTAGAGATTATTACGGCACTGAGCGAGTGGATGCGACAAGCTCGCTACCTGCGACTACTTGGGCGCTAGATAACTGGGGCGAGTACATGATTGCGTGTGCTGACTCAGACGGCAAGATTTATGAATGGCAAAGTGATCGTACTACGCCAACCCCTGCGGCATTAATCGCTAATGCGCCAACCAATAATCGCTCAATCATTGTGACTGAAGAACGCTTCTTGTTTGCGTTAGGCTCAGGCGGCAATCCTCGACAGGTTTCATGGTCTGATCGAGAGGACAACACCACTTGGACAGCAGCGGCAACCAATGAGGCGGGTGATTTAGAGTTACAAACCAACGGCTTTATTGAATGTGCGTTTAAGGTTCGCGGCCAGACGCTGATCCTGACTGACCAAGATGCTCACTCGGCCACTTACATCGGCGCTCCATACGTTTACAGTTTCCAACGTGTTGGTAATGCTTGCGGCATTGTTTCTAAGAAGGGCGGTGCAGCCGCAGAAGGTAGTGCATTTTGGATGGGGAATAATGGATTCTTCATGTATGACGGCACATCAGCGCGTGACCTACCTTGTGAGGTTAGCGATTACATTTTCCGCAGTATCAACCGTGACCAAATATCCAAAGTGTTTGCGGTGCCTAACCGTAAATATAACGAAATCTGGTGGTTTTATCCCACAGGCGATTCACTAGAAAATAACGCCTATGTCACCTACAACTATGCTGAAAACACATGGTATGTGGGTAATCTAGGGCGCACAACAGGTGTTGATGCGGGTGTATTCCGTAATCCAATGTGGTTCTGCGCTACAGGCAAGGTTCCGCATACTCACGAAATTGGCTTTGATTACCACGATGCAGGAACGCCATACGCTGAAACAGGTGCTATTTCATTAGGCTCTGGCGACACCGTGATGAAAGTCGTACAAATGATTCCTGATGAATTAACTCAGGGCGATGTGACTGCGACATTTAAGACTCGCTTCCATCCTAATGACACAGAACGCTCATACGGCGCTTATACGATGTCAAATCCAACATCGATACGATTTACAGGTAGACAGGTAAAGATGCGTATAGATGGCGCACGATTAGCTGATTGGCGCATTGGCACAAACCGACTTCAAGTTGTTGCGGGCGGTAAGCGATGAGCCTGCCAGACATCCCGCCACCACCGCTAGGTGTCAGTTGGAAAGCATGGGCTGAATCTTTAAATCGCTATATCGTTCGTGTTCGCGAAAAGCTGACATTTAAAACAACCACCTCGAATCCATCACAGGATGGTGCGTTGATCTGGGATAGAACGATTGATCATCCTGTCGTATCACTGGATAACGAGTGGGTTCCATTGGCTTATGGGCTAAACGAGCCAGATCAGGGCTACGGTTACGGCGCTTTCGTTGACTTCAATGACCAGACGGCAGCGGCAGTTGATACACCCTATCCGATCACTTGGGGTACTACAGCGTACTCTAACGGTATATCGGTAGGTACTCCGACTAGTCGCATTGTGTTTGCTAACGCAGGCAAGTACCACGTTCACTTCACAACGCAGCTAAACTCACAGTCAGCTAATGCTAAAACCTTCTGGTTCTGGCCACGTTTGAATGGCACAGACATCACAGGTTCGACCATGCGGATTACATTGCACGACAATGACGAGGCGAAAACGATTGCCCGTGCTGCAATCTTTGAGGTTGAGGCAGGTGACTACCTTGAGGCTTATTGGGCGGTAGATGATTTGGATACAGCATTGAAGACCTACGCAGCAGAAACCTTCTGCCCTGCGGTTCCTTCAGTCACACTAATGGTGAAAAGCGTATGAGCGAAGCAGCACGCAGCTATGATGAATTTATGGCTGAGATTGAGCGTTGTCGGTATTGGATTGAAGAAGCACTAGCTTATAGCGGTGGCACACACGACTTTGAGCATATAGTTGAGGCGCTTTTGAACGGCCACATGCAGCTATGGCCTAATGAGAACGCTTGTGCGGTCACAGAGATAGTAGTGTATCCTAAGAAGAAGGTTTTACATGTGTTTCTAGCCGGTGGTAAGATGTCTGAGATATTAGATATGCACCCATCAGCAGCTGAATGGGGGCGTATGCAAGGCTGCACTGCAATGTCGATTGCAGGACGACCTGGCTGGGAACGAGTTTTAAAGAAATTAGGGTATGAATTTATGCACAAGACCCTAGGCGTGGAGATTTAATATGGGCGGCGGTGGAAAAGGCGGTGGCCAAACAACTGAAATACCAGATTGGTTGCGTGACCCTACAATTCGTAATTTAGAGCGAGCTGAAACCGTTCAGCAGATGGAATATCAGCCTTGGACTGGTCTTGATGTTGCAGCTCAAACCCCTATGCAGCAATTAGCTAATCAGCAGGCAGTTGGCGCAGCTCAAGCGTTTGGCATGGCTCCGGCAGGATTTGATCCTAACGCAGGGATGCCACAAGCTACTACGCAGGGTGGCATATCTGGCTATAGCTCATTCCCAATGTTTGAACAAGCGCGTCTTGAGGCAGAAGCCCGCGATCCACGCACAGCACAGATTCGCGATGTTCTTTATAACTCACCTATTTCTGCTCGCAGTTACGGCGACGTTGACGTTGCATCTCTTGGCGGCGTTAATTATGTCGATCAATTAAATGGCGGCGGCGCTGCTACTAATCAAGTCGCTCAAAAAGCCAAAACTACTCCATCAAAAAATTGGTGGGAAGAGGAAAAATAATGGGTGCTTCATCAGGTGCAATGAAACAAGCAGCAGCCGGTGGTATGAATGCTTTTCAGCAAGCTCCACAAGGCGGCTTTACAGGCATGAATCCTTATCAACAGGCTTCAGCAGCTCAAGCGTCAGCTTTGGGTGGAATGCAGCAAGCAATGAATTACACGCCACAGCAAGTAGCAGCAGAACGCGCTAAAGCACAAGGTTATGGCGCAGAGCGTGTTGCAGGCGTTGGGCCTATCACAGAGCAGTCTGTAGTAGCAGGTCAACTAGGCACAACAAGCCTTGACCCATATATGAATAAGTACACCGAAGATGTTATTAAGGCAAACGAAGCCGACATTCTTCGTGGCGCTGAAATGGGTATTAATACACTTGATACCGCTGCATCAAGAGCCGGAGCATTTGGCGGTTCACGTCACGGTATAGCATTAGGCGAATACGGCAAAAACGTAGCACAAGAATTAGCTAGGTCATCAGCCGGTCTTCGTCAGGCAGGATTTACTCAAGCACAGCAAATGGCTCAGCAAGACATTGCAAGTCGTATGCAAGCAGCCCTTGCTAATCAAGGTGCAAACCTACAAGCCCAGACCGCAACAGGTCAGTTTGGTATGCAGGGGCAACTTGCTAACCAAGCGGCAGCAAATCAGGCAGCTCAATTTGGTGCAGCGGCTCAAAACCAAGCTGCATTGGCAAATCAACAAGCAATGCTTCAAGCGGCTATGGCTAATCAATCAGCAGGTTTGACTGCTAATCAGCAACGTATTGGAGCAGCTCAAGGCTTGGGTGGCTTAGGTCAGCAATCATTCGGCTACGGTCAATCTGTTCAGCAGAACCTTGCACAACAAGGTCAGCAACAACAGGTTATCAACCAAGCTCTTATTGATGCTGCGAAAGGTCAGTATGGTGCATATCAAGGCGCACCTACGGCAGGCTTAGGCATTATGACTCAGGCTCTAGGTGTATCACCTCACGGTCAAACACAGACTAGACAGCTTGGCATCATGGATTACCTAACAGCAGGCGCTTCTATTGCGGGTATGTCGGATATTCGCTTGAAGAAAAACATCAAGAAGGTTGGTGAGTTAGCCAACGGTCTAGGTGTTTACACTTGGGAATGGAAAGACAAGGTTAAGCAATTAGTTGGTAACTTCTCAATGACCAAAGGTGTTATGGCACAAGAGGCAATGGAAGTTGCTCCAGAAGCAGTTATTACTGCACCTAACGGTTACTTGGCAGTTGATTACTCACATCCAGAGTTAAAGGGAGCAATCTAATGGGGGCTTCAGCAGGCG